TACCCATGTTCCAACCAACGAACCCTGTTTCACTATAATCAATATCAATCCGTCCAAGATGAACTATGTCGCTGTCGTCTGGTAGTATTTTAGCAGCATCTTCTGCTGTAAACTTTGTAGTTGTAACTGTGTCTGCGTCTAGCCAAACCAACCACCCTGTATTTTCTTGGTCTATAAGTTCGTAGGCTAAGTCTGTGTAAGCATATACTTTGTGGCAGAACCTTATGGCATCCATTCGATAGTTGTAGGGTGCTTCTGCATAGCGTCCGTTCTTATCTTTGTTACGACTTATAAAGTCTTGTCTAGCTTTTAGTTTATCTAAGTCCCTATACTCGATAAAGCTTGCCTCTGGTGCGTCTGGTTTTTCAGAACCAAAGCCATCATAGTATACAACTAATCTAAAGTCATCTGGATTCCAGTTATCTACAACTGACTCTAGCATTTGCTTTGCGTACAAATCAAAATGCTCTTTGTTAAAAGCTGTTACAAAAGTATATTTACTCATCCAAGTGACTCCATTAATTTTTCTGTATATATTTTATCTTGGAATAGTTTCCATTCAAAGGAATACTCCTCGTCTATTTTTCTTTTAGCTTCCCATTTATCAAACCAAGGACCACCTGTGGTGAAGTGTACGTTCTTTGCTTCTATGCTTGCAGGGCTGTGTCCATCCAGCCAGTTCCATTCCTCATGTATAGAACCTATCTCATCGTCATCTAGCCAAGCCAGCCTGTGCAGCCAACCCCCTGTCTTTAAATTTATGTCATCAACTGTAAGTTGTTTTGTCTTCTCATGGTCACAGTTAAAGAGCATAAAGCTAGACCAGTTCTTTCTATGGTATTGTGTTTGAACAACTCCGTCCATCTTCTTTCCTATATCAGGACTATACTTGTGCTTAACACAAGAGACTGCGTATTTACTGTTGTTGCCGTACTGGTCAAAGATTTGTTCGATGTCTGCACGTACAAACATGTCGGAGTCCATAAATAAAGCAAGCCCTGTATACTGATTCAAAGCGGGTACTAAAAATCTTGTGAATGTAAAGTCAGTGCTGAAGGGCTTCCTGTCAAAGTAGTCTATCTTCTGTCGAGGGTTAGACTCATCAACAAAAACAGTTCTACGGAATAGTCCTGCACGGCGTAGCGCAGGTTCAATCAAAGGCACAATAGGAAACTTATCACAATATTTTCTGATTGAACACATTAAAACCTCGTAAGCCTGATGGTCACGAGGGTCGTATCCTATATAGATTGTAGGTTTTTTGTTAAACATCGTCTGGTAAACCTATAGATTCTAATTCTTTAGGTGTTGTTGTCTGCGCTATAGACTGTATTTTTTTAATAACATCAATAGATACTTTAGCAGGTAACTCTCCAAGACCTGCCATAATAATATTAAGTTCTTCTGTACTAAACGATAGTGTCCAAGACTTCATTACGTTCTCCTAAAAAATAAAGCGGTAGCTGACCTAGAGAGAGAGGAAAGGAGGCACAGCCAGCTACCACAATAATTATACTAAATTAAATTTATTATGTCAACCAAAAATTTTCTATCGTTTTTATTTTTTCATCTGCAGACGCAATCTTTTCAATCTCTCCTTCGATAGCCCCTATAATATCAGGGTGTTCGCCTATACCTACAGATTGTTTTAAGTACACTCCCACGTTTGCTCTAGCAACGGCAATGTCTCCTTCTAGTTTCTTTGTAAGTGCTTCTAGTAACATTTAATCTCCTTAACCATTAATATCTACAACCTCACAGGAGTCTCCAGAACAAGCTAAAGTCTGTGAACCTGCAGTGTTATCTTCTAATTCGTAAGAGGCAAGCTGTGTCCAGTCAATAGACAAGGGCATCTTAGACAGTGCCTCAAGGTATGTCTTCTCATCACAGTCCTGATAAGGTGCTTGTGCATAGACATAATCTGTGTGGGGTAAGAAGGATACACCTGAACATATATCAAAGTTATCGTATACCCACGCCCCTACTTTAAGCCACTCCTCATCATGTACAGTAATTGTAACGGATGGCTTATGCTCACACCAATGTAATGCGTATGTCTTCCACAGTTCAAGCTGTTCTATAGCTGTCATGTTATTACGAGTGACAGCACCATCAGGGGCTTTGATAGGGAAGCTGAAGACAGTTGTGTTATCTGGCTTCATTACACACGCCTCTGATGGAACGCCTACGTCTGTTAAGAATTTCGAGAGAGGGTCTTTGTTATCACCCCGTACAGTGCGGATATAGTAGTCACTATGACGAGCATGGATGCCAGAGGCACTATCAACAAGCTGCGATACAGTGCCACTAGGCTTGACGCAGGTGATGGACGCAGATGGATTAATTCCAAGTTGCTCAGAAGTTTTGCTGTTTGTCTGTACAGCAGTATCACGAAGCTTCTCCAGTAAGTTTTCAGATGGTCTAGATGTAAGTTCATTATCCATAATACCTGTCAGGCTTACACCCAACAGCCTTTCTTCTTCAGTATTCTTACGCCATACAGGACGTAAGTAAGGTAAATGTGTATAGGTAGATTGAATTGTACCTAGTATTGTAGCTAGTCTAATCTTATTAGCTAGTGTCTTCTCTGTATCAGTGGGACGAACCACGACTTCTGTTAGATTGCAGAACTGATTAGGACGCAGGATGATTTCACTACAAGGGTTAGTCCCCCAAGCCATACCAGTTTTACGTCTACCATTACGAGCTACATGTTTGTCTGCCGCATCACGGCTAAAGATACCACGCTCGCCAGACTTAGATTCCACAAGAGCAGTCCACTCACGCAAGAAAGTTTCCATATTAGGCTTCTCAGTATATGCAACAGAGTTATTAGACAAGGCACGTTGTCCTTCGTTCTTCCACCACTGACCAGATTTAGCGTGACGCATTCGGTCATCAGATAGATTTGATAAACTAATCATCGCACTGCGGCGCACACCACCAACAACTACCACCTCACCAATCTTACACATGATGTCGTGACACTCTACGCTGTTGAGATTACGTCCAGCCGCACCTTTAAACTTACCGATAACAAAGTTAAACAAATCATTAAGAGGCTCTGGTCCACTGGCTCTTCCGCCAAATGTCTTTAGCCTTGCACCCGCAGGACGTATTTTAGTTAAGTCCCACTTAGGTATTTCCCCTGTATAGAGTAGAGAGATAAGCTTACGCAAACCCCTCGCCCATCCTTCTTTACTATCCTGCACTACAATAGTATCTTCTACATCCTGTAAGTCTTTAGGAACAGTAGGAAGCTTTTGAATGGACTGTCTTTCGACAGAGAAGCCAACGCCTGTGCCACACAGAAGGATGAACATAGCCTCATCAAAGGCACGAGGATGGTCTACAGGTAGATAGCTACAGTTATATACACATGTGTTATCTCTTTCAGAAGCTGCCCCTGCGGTCATCAATGCTCTCATACTAGGCATCACCTGTAAAGAAAGAATTGCTTCGTGTATATCACGCTTGTCCTTCGTGTCGATGTCTACATCATTAACTATATTATCCATAAATCTTTGAACTGTTTCGTCCCAACTCTCCCTACGTCCTTCGTCTTCTATCCATCGGGCATAACGTGAAGTCGCTATAAAAGTTTGGTAGTCTGTTGGTAATGCGGTATTCATCTTTGTTTCTTCCATAGTGGTATCTTTCCTCTCACAATATCTACATAATCTTTGTCGTCTATTGACGAAACAGAACTCGAATTATAGCATGGCTCTTCTACAGAAGCAATAAGCTTTTTCAAATACCACTCAGCTTTTTTCAAGTCTTCCACAGGTTTACCTTTGTAGTCGTAACGCCACATATATTTCATCACGTTACCCTTTAGGTATCCTTTAAACTCGTCCTTAGACATAGACGCTTCGATAGCATCTATACACTCTACACCCTTTGCGTTGTAGTGCGTTGGATTATTTACCATGTCCAAGGACTGCGTTGATTCTCTTTCTGACATATTCTACCTCTCCTGATTTCAATACTTTGTAAGCAAAGTCTCTCATGTATTCGGGGTCTACCCCTGCATGACTGC